CCCCGACGAAGACCTTAGACGCGGGCTTGTCGAGGATGATCATACCGTTTTCGATCTTCTTCCCTTCGACGACCTCCCCATCTGCGACGACCGCAAGCGTCTCCCCATCGAGGTGCTGGGCCCCATAAATCTCGGTAACCGGGGAAGAGAATTCCCCTACGAAGAAACAGTCCCCGAAGCGTCCGTCCTGAAGCGTCTTCACAGTCACTGCCGATTGGTCGTATAGCATCTCAACCGTAATCCGGCGGTTCGCTCCAACCTCGCGTTCCACGACCATGTAGAGGGAAGCGTCGTCGTCCCCCGGGCCGTAGAGGTCCCCGATGTCGTGAATCTTCGCATTCGGACTCGTGTAACGGAACCAGGCAACGACGTTGTGCTCCTGGCTGTAGGTCGCCCCGTAGAGCTTCCCAGACGTGGTGAGGACCCACACGATCGGGATCTTCCCTCCGTGAAAGACAACCCTCTTGATCTGATCCTCGGAGAAGAAATGCGGGACGTAGACCGTGAGATCCGCCGCCCGGTAAGAATCGCTCTCGAAGGAGTAGCCGATAGACCGGAGAATCCGCCCGCCCTTCTGAACGAAGAGAACGTTCCCCCCGGCGGTCGCGGGCTGAATGAGCTCGGACCCCCAGTTGGTTTGAAGCCTGGCCTGGACGTTCAAAGACGTGAGGGGCCCGGACGCGGCGGAGAGGGCCCAGATCCCGGCCGAGGTCCCGATCAGGAGCTCCTTTCCTCCTACAAGCCAACGGATCTCCTGGAAGTCCTGGGAGGAGAGCTCGAATTGAAAGGCGTCGTCGTCCTTGAGAGGGGCCTGGGCCGAAAAATTCGTGTGGTAGCCGGTTACCGAACCGGAGACGAATTTCGGGAGTCCCTCTTCCCCGCCGACAACAAGGCGTTGCTGGAAGAAAGTGCCTGCGGCGAGCTTCTGCGTGGGAGAGGTAAGGGAGAGGGTGATGGTGTCGAAGAGCGGGATCGGCGGGCCCTTCGTGGCGTCGGGGGTGATGTTCGGGATGGTGAAGGGCGTCGTCGTAGCGCCCTTTTTCACCGACCCGACCCAGGCCCAGTTCTCGTTCCACTTCCGATAGATGTTATAGTAGGCAGGAACCTTCTGATACGGAATCTTGCTATTCGGGGCCAGGATCGTGATCCGGGCCGTCGGCCCCGCCTGGAAGATGTTGGAAACCCGGTTCGAGGAAGCCACCGACTGATAATAGAAGGTCCCTTCCTCCCCGTCCGCCGCAACAGAGGTCACGCAGTAGTCGATCCCGGCCTGGTTCTCCGCGGCGTAGAAATCCACAGGACGAGCCTCTGGGCCTCCCGTGATCCCGTCGTAAACGTAAATCGTATTGAATCCGAGACTGTCGTGGTCCCCCCACCACCAATCAAAGGTCGCGGCGAGGCCGGAGTAGGAAGTCTTCTTCGGACAGGTGCCGATGGTCCCGCCGGGGTGGGCATCGTGCTTGAAGTCGTTCGTCCCCGGCTCGCTGAGCTTCGGATCCCCTCCGGAGGCCGTGGTCAGGTAGTAGATCGAGAGTGCCCCCGAGGCTCGCTTCCAGACCCAATCCGCGTTCCGGACGTAGACCGTGGACGAGTTCACCGTGACGGACGCCGGAGGGGCCGGAGAGGGATAGAGACAGGTCTCCACCACTGCATCCTTCAGCTCCCACCCCCCGGTCGTGGTCTCCGCAAGAACCGTCCTGGACAGGCGCCAGGGGTTGTAACCCTTGCAGAAGAACCAGATCTTCTTCCCGTCCTGGACCGCCTGAATCCGGGTGAAATCCTTGCTCTCGTGGGTTGTGGTGTTCGTCCACGGAAGCGGGGTCGAGGGATAGCCGGGACGGAGCTTCAGCCAGGGATACCCGACCACCGAAGTAGGCGTCCCGCCGGTGTTCACCCATACACCCACCCGGTCCCCGGTCGGGATGAACCCCCACGCCCAGGAGTGAAGCGGGAGGGGCCTGGGGTAACAGGCCTCCATGTAGCGGGAGGGCTTCGAGTCCGGATCCACCCCGGCGAACGGCTTCACCCAAACCGTGTCATATGTCGAGGTTGGGTCCTTCGCCCACTTCCACGTCCCGGCGCTCGATAGGGCCGTGTCCCAGACCAGGAGCTTTCCGTTCTTGGTGAAGGGGTCCTCCCGGATCACACAAGGCCGGGCGATCCCGGGATCCCCGCCCAGGGCCTTCTCCAGATAGTAGGCCCCGCCCGAGGCCGTCCATTTATAATCCCCGTTTCGGATGTTCAATCCGTAGCCCGGATAGCTGAAAGCATCCCCGGCAAAAGTGAGCTTCGTGGTCCCTGCATAGAGAACATCGAACGTCCTCTTCGTCCCGATCGGTCCGAAGTCCATGTAGTAAGCCATGAAGGACGGGGCCGCGGTCCATCCGGCGAGGGATACCGGGGAACCTGTATCCTCCAGAAATTCCCCGTGCTTGAGAACGAGGATATAGGAATCCTGCCCGGTGGCCGTGCGCCAGGCATAAAAGACCAGCATATAAGACGTTGTGGTCCCATACTGGAAGGGGAAGAGCCGGAAGTAGGTCTCCAGATTCCCCTCCCAGTCCACGTCGAGCTTTCCGATGAACCGGGTCCCAGGGCGTCTCTCAAGCGCTCCCTGCTGGGTGACAAAGAAATTCTCCAGGAGCCTGGCCGCGGCCTGATACTTGGGGAGATCGGCCCGGGACGCAAGCTGTGGGCCCCATTCCCCGGCGACAAACGACGAGACTACCACGCTAAGAGATGCCATCCCGGATCAACCTCTCGCTTCGAGGTAAGGGTTTTGCCCGCTGGTGTCGGACGGCCACTGCCGGGAATCCTCTCGGGCGTCCAGCCCGGAGGCCATCCGGAACGCCGCGAGGAAATTCGTATAGCAAGCCTGCTGGATCTTCGGATCCCCCCGAAGGGCGATCGCCATATCCGAGGCCATCTTCCAAGCGATCACGTCCACAACCGACCGGGGAAAGACGTTGGGGTCCAGGATCCGGACCGTATAAGAGGCATAAGCGTTCTCCAAGTTCGTGGTGATGATCTTCTCGTGACCCCCAGGGGAGGAGAACAGGGCGAACGGGGCCCCGCTCTTGGGCCCGTCCCCCGTGGAAGGAACGATCTTCCGGATCCGGAGACACCCGATCGGGTAGGTGTAGCAGAAGGACCACCCGGGAACCGAGGCCGAGACGTCCAGGTCCAACGGCTCGATCCGATGGGCGAATTTCCATTCATGAAGCTCTAGGACATTGTCCCGGCTCGCGGGGTATGTAAGCCGACAGACCTGGCCCTCGCGGGTCGAGGCCGACTCCGACGCCAAAGGCATGAAACCGAGCTTCAGAAGGGCCAGGTTGTAGATCTCCAGGACGTCCGTCATGCGGGCACCTTGTCCCTTCGAAATAGCCGGAGGATCTTCTGGATCAGGCTCCGGAAGATCGCAATCCCGCCCTTAGATCGAACCCCGATCGCCCCGGTCAGGAAACCGAGGAGAATCTGCCACCACGTTTCCCCGCGGGCTTCCGCGGCCTTGTAAATCGCGGCGATCTTTTCGTTGATCTCCTGCACGAGCTTGTAGGTGTCCGCCTTCACCTTCAGGATCGCGTCCGTGGCCTCCTTGATCGTGAGGGTCCCGTCCTCGGCCTTCTGGATCAAGGCCATGATGATCTTCGCTTCGTTCACAAGAGCTTCCTGACTCTTGACCCGGAGCTGTCGGACGATCTCGGCCTCCTTGTCCGTGAGCCCGTAGCAAGCGGAGAGGATGAGAAGGAGAGGGAAAAAGAAGATGAGGTATTTCATGGGTTAGCTCCTCGCAACAATCAAGGCTCGTGTTTTAATGATGTTCCCGGTCGAGCCGGATTCGTTTCTCATATATAGGTAGAGAAAAGGAGAACGGATAATAAAATCTAACGAAGCTGTCCTTCCCCCGGCGGCGGTTGCCGAGGCTGTTGCCGCCTGCCATATAAATTGCCGCATGTAATTTGCATCCGGAATACAACCGATCACATAGAACTTGAAATCCCCCGCGCCATCCACCTCGATATAAAACCCGCCGGAAAAATAAGAAGGAAGTATAACCCCTTGACAGAAGGGGAGATTTACCGACGCAAAACATTCCTCTTGTGTCTCATAGATTTTCTGTGTGAGGAGATTTATATATCCGAACGGTTTATAAGCCCCAGGAGAAATATGTTCGTCGGTCGCAAAACTCCACATCCCAGATAAAACCTGTCCACCCATCTCCTACCCCTTTCTCCTTCTCCCCTTGGCCGCTAGCTCTTGGAAACGCTTCTTTCCCAACGTCTTCCTACCAATCCAAGCGGCCAGGGCTTTCGGGTTGTAGACGTTTTTTCTTGCCCTGAGCTTTTCTACGAGGTCTTGAAACCTTTCGCCCGTTCCGAGGGACGGTTTCTTTTTTCTTGCCCTGACCTTTACCGTCATGGTTCTCTCCCTTCCGGTCCTTCTCCAAGAGATAGAAGCCCCGAGGCAGGAGAGCGGAAACCGGGAATTCCTCGCCCGGGTATCTCCACTGCCCTTTGAAGTAAACCGGTTCCCGCAATCCTGCCATCGGTTCTTTCATCTGGATCACCTCCTTACGTCGGAAACGCGTTCCCCTTGGCATATGAAAGATTCGTCTGGAGATCGAGAGCGATCATCGGACGGAGCTTTCCCTTGATGAAGTTTGCCTTTGGCGCCGAGGTAGAGAAATACAGCCCGACCGCGGCACTGATCGGCACCTCGGGGAAATCGATCACCTTCCCCTTCACAAGGTCGGTCGTGAACTTCGAATGACTGAAGAGGCCGGTGTTGAACATGATGTTCGTCGCCCCGTCGGTAAGAGTGAAATTCGTGTCCACCGCGCCCGAGGCGACCGGCTCCACCGTTTCCGTGATGATCAAGAAAACCTTGATCTTGTCGATCACTGCGGCCTTCCCTCCGTCCGCAGGGTCGAAGGGATAGTTGATCGCGGTCGATACGTTGCTATTTTTCAGCTCCCATTCCGGGAACACCCAAGCCTTCTCGAAAATCATAGGTCTATCCTCCCCGAGCTACGGCTTGACCGCGCCCTGCCTTTCCGTCTGGGGGTTTACGACGAGACACGCGTTCACACGCCCGCCGGTCAAGGCCGCCGCGCCTACCGAGCATCTAAGCCTGAGAAACCCCCAGGGCTGGAGAGGCATCGCCGACATCTCCACCAAATATCCCTTTGTATACGAAACAGCAAACATGGTTCGGGTGGTCCTAAGGACCCTCCAATTAGACGCACCGTCTTCCGATCCGAGGACGGCGAATAAAAGGGTGGCAGTCACCGGGGCAACGGCCTCCGCAATTGCGATGTAAATCTTGAGATTCACGTCGGAGATCACCCGGGCCCCGACCTTGTCGGGCGGCTTCGGGGGCATCGCCACCACCCCCGAATCGTGATCCCCGATGGCCCAACCAGACATGGACTGGTCGGACCAGAAAACGAGATTGCTATCACCGATCATCGGTCTGCTCCTTCTGTTCCTCTTCCGCCGGGACCACCGGAGGCACCGGACGAACGATCCTTTTCCCTGGAATCACCTTCGGCCCCTGCCTGTGAGGCACCACAGGAGGCACCTCCGGGACCGGAGGCTCCTCTGCTTCCTCCTGGACCTCCTGGGCCTCCGGGGGAGGCTCCTGGGCCTCCGGGGGAGGCTCCTGGGGCCCCTCTGGGGCCTCTGGGGCTTCCGGGGGAGGCTCCTGGGCCTCCGGGCCAGGACCCTCGGCCCCGGGGTCGATCCCCGGAGCCGAAGGCACTTCCTGATATTCCACGTCCGAAGGGACCTCTTCCGGCTCAGGGGCCGGGATCCCCGCGGCTTCGAACACGTCTTTCATATCTTCCTCCCTACACCTTGAAAGGCATGAGTCTGGCTTTGACGGAGGCGGTTGCTCCCGAGACAGTAGTTTTCCCGTAAAGCACCAAAGAGGTGATCGCTTGCCTACTATTAAAGTTAGGATATGCAGGATAGGGATATACCGGAAGCATCACAAGCAAAGCCCCCGGGGCTAATGAAGTCGGGAGCGTGCCTGTGCCAAAAGACGAATAAACCCACGACGATCCATATTTGGACCGGATCTGTAGGGTCAACGACGTGGCCACAGACGGCTTCACCGCCAAGGTAACAAGCACGAAATAAGCCCACGACGGTTTCGGACTCTCTTTGTAAGAATTCGCCTCCACCGGAATTTCGTCCGTATTAGAGTAAGAGTCGGTCAGCGCGATGACCGGGCTCCCTCCCTTGGTGAAAAACAGGTCGTAGTCGGAAATCATTTTCCAACCCTCCTTTTTTGCTGGGGTCTGGCTTACGTGAAGGTGACGCCCGTTTCGGTGTCGGAGATTCCTTCGCAGAGACGCACCGGAATGCCCGCAAAGGTAAGGACCTCCTTACCCCCGACCGAATCGAAGGACAGCATCACGTTGTCCTTGTTGACGATCTGCCGCCGCAGGAAGCTCTTCACCGTGCGGCTGACGTAGAAGGCCGGACGGCCCTTCAGAGCCTTGATGCGGCCCAGGGCGTCCAGCATGAGATCCACCAGGTCGAAAGCGGAGCCGGACTTCGTGAGGGCCGAGGTCTTGATGTTCGCCACACGGACAACGTAACGCCAATCCCGAACCGTGAGGCCGAGCTTCCACTGATACCGCGCCCGGTAGCCCTGGAACCGTCCGCCGGAAGCGTCCGTAAGGGTCACCTCGCCGAGGTCCTGGTGGATGAGCCCGGCCTTGGAGCCCTTCGGGAAAATTCCGTGGACGGTCGTGGGGGACCAGGCCACGAGCCAAATGGAGGTATTCTCCGGCGTCCCGGCGGTGTAGGCCGCGCCGCGGGCGTTCACGATGTTCTTCCCGCTCGGGGCGGTCGCGTCGTTGAACCTGGCGTCCAGACCCAGGAACTTCTCGGGATCCGTGGTGGTGTCCCCGTAGAAGACGGTGGCCGCCATCTCCTCGGACATGGCCTCCAGGAACGCCGTATCTTCCGTGAGCCGGAAGGCCGCCGTGTTCCCGTTGAGATCGGCAAGGTCCTTGTCAATCTCGCTGTAGGCCTCCAGCATCCCGATAGAGTCGTCCACCTGGACCGTGGTGGACTTGCTCGGCTGGACACCGTAATTCAGAAGCCTCCACGCCACCGAAGGGAGCCCGGACCGAACCGTGGTCCTGTGTCCCGTAGGGAGGTTACCCTCGACAAAGATCATATCGTCGAGGATCTCGTTCGTTTCGCTGAGGATCTCCACAATGGAAGGGACCTTCCCGTCCGGGTCGATCCTCCGCGCCCAATCCGCCAAAGTCAGCATCGTCATCTTTCAGTTTCCTTTCTAACCTTTCCCCTGGTTGGGGTAGAAAATACTTTCCGGAGACTTGGGTTCGGCGGCCCCCTTCTCTCCCTCTACCAGGCGATCCTCCCGAAACGCCCGACCGATTCGAGCGAACATCTTCACGAATTCCGGGTGATCTCCCAGCCCGAAGGCGTTCAGGGCCTCCACAACCGCTTCGTTTCCATACAACCGGAACACCCTCGCGGCGTCCCGGAGAGTAGCTTCCAGATTCTTCCCGCCGTATTTCGGATCCTCCGTCAGCTCCTCACGCCATGCCTCGCGTTGAGCGGCCCAGACCTGTTGATTCCTGGAATCGATCTCCTGGGCCTGCTTCACCGCGAGGTCCACCATCTTTTGAGCGTCCTCGTTGGAGAGCTTGAGCTCCTTCGCCATCTCCTTGAAAGAGGCCATCAGGCCTTCGGGGGCGTCGAAGCCTTCCGGGAGCTTGAGGTCGTAGGAATCCGGCCCCTTCTCCACGTCATCCTTCTCTTCCTCCTTGTCCTTGCCCTCCTCTTTCTTTTCGGGATCGGCGTCGGGACTCTCATCCTTTTCTTCCTCTCCTTCCTTCGGACTCTCTTCTTCCTCCTTCTTCCCGTAGAAGCGTTCCTCTAGCGTAGGCTCGGCGCCCCCGGTGTTATCCTGGGCGTCGATCTCTTCTCCGAGGAGGGACTTCTCCGTGGTTTCAGGATCTGAAGGCTTCTCTGCGGGGCTTCCGCCCGGGCTAACGTCGTCTGGCATCTTCCGCCTCTCTTTCCTTCGCGGCCCAAAGACCGCTTTCCTTTACAAGCCAGGCCATGGGGTCCGCGGATTCGCTCGCCGCGAGCAATTCCGAGAACAGCCACAGCCCGATGGACCTTTGGCCTTCTTTGAAATACGTGTTCGCATTCCCGGTGTAGGATTGCCGGAATAACCCGGAGGTGTTGAGAATCCGAAGGACCACCCGCCTCCCGGCCTCCGTGGAGACCAGGAACCGGAGGTCCGCCAATTGTCCCCGCCTCCGGAGATCCACATTCTCCCGTTGTTCCTCCTGCTCACGCTCCCAGTCCTCTACCAGATCTTCAGACTTCATCCCTCAATCCCCGTCTGCCCCTGGGCGTCCTGGGCCTCGTTCACGGTCTGAGTAAGCTGGGGCGCCAGGCGGTCCAGGGCCGAATCTCCGCCCATAGGAGCCTGGGCAAGGTCCTTGGTAGCCTTGGCGGCCTGCTCCGCGGCCTGGAGCGCCTGGGCCGCCTGAGCCTGCTTCTGGCGCTCCTCCCGAAGATCCTGGACCTCTTCGTCGTCCCGCAGGACGTCCGCCTCCACCCCAAGGGTCTCGGCGTAAACCTCAATCAATTTGTCCGGGTCCACCCGGTCCAAGGCCTCGGGAGCCATCTGGGCCACCGCCCCGGTGTAGTTCGTGAGCTGTTCCAGGGCGTTCAAGCCCGTGAGCTTCTGAGCCTGGGCCAAGAGGGACACATATTCGATCCGGAGCTCCTGGCCGGCCAGGTCGTCCGGCGGGGGAGGGATGAGGTCCTGGCGGAAGGCAATCTCCAAGGTCCGCTCGATCACCCCATCGAGGAGCTCGCTCTGGAGCCGCTCCAGCACCGGGCCCAGGAGCAGGAGCTTTTCGTTGTGCCGTTCGACCACCTCCCGGGCCGTCATCGTTTTCTCCTCCTGGAGGATCGAGAGGAAAAGGTCGTTGTAAAAGGTGTGCCGGATTCGATTCTCGATCCGAAGGGTCTCCTCCGTGATGGACCGGAGATCGAGGGAGACCTGATATGCCGGGCGGTAGGCATCCGGGCTGGCGGGGTCCAGGATGTAGGTCACCCCGCCCGGGATGATGTTTCCCCCGGCCGGGTCGAGCTGACCCGTCGCCACCATCGGAGGATCCACGACCTTCGCCAGACCCTTCAGCTTGTCCTTCTCGATCCGTTGGAGCTGTTTGATGTCCGGGAGAGACGTCATCCCAGGGCTTCGCCCGTAGATGTCCGAGCCGGTCACGCGCCACCGGGCCATCACGAAAGGCAAAGAATTGAAGGTCCCTTTCTTGAGGACCTTGGGCTCCGAGTCATGGAGGAAATAGATTGAATCGAACCCCTCGCCGTCCGCCTTCGGCCCGACGTAGTGGACCACCAGGTAACGGGTCTCCGGCTTCCGCTCCAGGACAGAGCGAACCTGGGACGGGAGAACATCCTCCCCGAACACCTCCACCATCTGCCTGGCGGACATAGAAAGGAGCCGGTAACAAGTATCGGCCTTCAGCTCCGAATTGAGGGAGAAGTAGGCCTCGCCCGTGGTCATCATCCGGCACCGGATCACGGTCTCGTCGGACTCGCTGATGAACATGCTGTTTGTGCCGAAGGCCCCGATCTCCTCGTAAACCCCGTGGATGGACTGGTAGAAATTCGACTTCTGGAAGATCCGAAGGAGCCGATCCCTCACGTCGTCGAGCCACCCCCGGGCCGGGAGCCACTCGGCCATCTCCAGATCCGACAGGGTGAGCCGGAACCAGGGCCGCGACGGGCTCGTGAGCCCTCCATGCAGACCGGAGGCCAGGATCTGAAGGGCCGATTCACCGACGTTGTTGATGATGTAACTCCGGACCTTCCCCCCGCGCTCAACCGGGTCGATCACCGACCTGGCGGTGAGATAGGCTCCCGCGGTCGGGAGGAGATAATCCCGGATCTCCCGCCAGTGGGCCCGCCAGGTCTCCGCGTCCGCGAAGAGCTGTTCAAACCTGGCCTTCAGGGTGGAAACATTCATAGGCTCGCCTTACATCCCCAAGAGCGTGTCACTCCCGCCGAGGAGCGTCTGCCCTTTCCCGTATTGGTCATACGCCGAGGCCAGGAGAGACCTCCGGCGCTTCTTCTTCAGAGCATCCTCTGCGTTGATCCCTGGAACGTATTTCGCTTCCTGGGGTGCAGACGCCGAGGTGGGTGGAGGTGGAGGCGGGGGAGGAGTCTTGATTTTCGGAGATCCGCCGATACACACGTTAGCCCCTTTCCATGTCCAAAACGTCGTAAGATGATTTCGCCTTATAACCCCTGCTCTTCGCGTTCATCGCCGCTTGCCTCGGGGTGAAGACCTCGGCCTTCGGCCTGACGGCCCCGGCAAAGGTCAAGGCCAGGGAGTCCCCGATGTCCGGGGACTTGAGCCCGCGAGCCTTCATGTCCTTCTTCTTTTCGAGCTGGATCTTCCCGCTCGGCGTGAACATATACTGCGGCCCGATGAGGTCCTCGATGAGCTCCGGATTGTTGGGGATCTGCCCTCCGTCCTGGAGCCACGCCTTGAGCGAGAGCCACATTTCCGTTCGCTTGTTAGCCGCGCGCTCGGACGCCGATTTCCCGCCGAAATTCACCGGAATCGGCTGACGGCCCAATTGCCGGAGCCTGTCGATCACCCCGGAGCCCCAACCCACGTCGATAAAGGTTGCGTCCGTGTTGTATTCGTCCTCGTATTGGGCCACCAGGTCGGCTAACGCCATGTTGTCGATCTTGTGCCACCGGCCCAGGAGCTTGGAATGAAGCCCCTGGCGGAAGAATACGGAAGAACGGTCGTCCCCCTCCCAAGCTACGTCCACCCCTAGAATCAAGGGCGCGTGGGCAATCTGCCTCGGCAGGATCACGCGCTTCGCCGCCGCCTCGGCGAGCGTTAGAGGTATCAACTGGGTGACTGACTGGGAGGGGAACTGACCGAGAACCCTTACCTTGTAGAAATCCGAATCCTCTCCGTATTCCTCGAGGATTTCCTTCCAATATGTCTCGTCCACCAAGGGAGAATCCTTGGACGAGAAATTGAATACGGTCCACCTATGCCGATTCTTGTGGAAAGCGTTGTAGAAGTAGCCTCCGACCCGGGTCGGGTTGGAGGCCAGAAGAACACGGGCCCGGCGTGTGGACAATGAGCCCCTGGCCGCCTCGTAAACGTTCTCCGGGACACCGGAGGCCTCGTCCACGATAAACAACATGTTCTTCTGATGCCTTCCCTGGAGGGCCTCCGGCTGATCCTTCCTGGACGTCCTCGCGGCGGCGTAGTGGTGCGGATCGGCCCCGAGGAAGTATTTATCCGACGTCCAGACGAATTGCGCCCGAAGCCACGGGTGCATGGCCTCGTGCCATTTCCGGAGCTCGCTCCAGAGGATGTCGTTCAACTGGGGCGCCGTCGGAGCCGTGCATAGAATCCGGGCCTCGTCGTGGCACGACAGGAACCAGATGATGGTCCAAGAAAGCAGGGTAGATTTCCCGATCCCATGGCCGGAGGCAACCGCGGTCTTGGCCCCAGGGACGGCGATCGCCGTCAAGACCTGCTGTTGCTGGTCGGTGGGCTCGGCCTTGAAGATCTGCCGGACGAACGCCACGGGGTTCTTACGATACTGGACCAGGCGCCGGGTGAAATCCCGGCGGTCCGCATCCCGAACCAAGGCGTTGCTGGACACCCGCATATCATTCCTCTTCGACCATGGGAACGGTCTTCACGACCTGGGCCTCAGCCATGGTCTCCACCTCTTCGAGGAGGTCCTTCAAGGTAACAGTGAGGCCGAGCTCCTTCCGCTCGATGAACATCGCATGACTCTGGGCCAGATACTTGGAGGCATCGAGCCGGAACTTGATGTCCTTCTTCTCATCGCGCACGACCTGGGTCCAAAAGATTTGGAGCTCCTCCCTCGTGGCGATCCCTTTCTTATATCCGGGGACGTTATATAACCGCGTTTCGAGAACGGCCCTCACCTCTGGGAGCCAAAGCCACCCGCGCGCGGTCGGTCGTGGAGGAAGCCACGGACCCCAACCGTCATCCTCCATGAGATATAACGTTTGCGGAATTGAGCCGGTAAAGTAAAAGGCGAAGGCGATACGGATCTCTTTATTTAGCCTCTCAATAGTCCAATTGCCCTTGAGCGCTTTCTCTCGCAATTGAGGAGGGATTTCGCTCAGTGGAATATCTCGAACCCTTACGTCATTCT